CCAGACCTCATCAAATTCTCGGAAATCAGCCAAAGAGAAGATCCAAACTTTTCTCTAACATTGTGCAAGGCCATGCGAGAATACGCTCAACGCCACAGTATTCCTAATCCTCAAGCACGTTTAGACCGCATGTTGAAACTTGAACTACCTCATAAGCCCGCATGGCAATGTTGCGTTCCAGACTGCCAAAACAAAGCTCGATTTCAACTTGTTCTCAAAGACTTCCACGGCAAGACAGAAGTGTTCAGAGTCTGCTGGACCCACCAAAAATGGAAACACAAGCGCTTCAGGTTCCTCGTCGGATTCAAAGACCTAAAAGACGTTTTGTAGGTGCTCAAAAGTGAGATATGTTAAGTCTGTGTTGAGGCTTCGAAGGAAAGGAACCAGGAGATTTATTCCACCTTCCGACAGTTTAGTCCAGTATTACCATCAGCTTGTTCAAAACTCGGTATGGAGAAGAACAGTAAGAGAAACTGTTTTAGTTAAGACTCCTCACGTGACAGAGCGGTCAATTGAGATTATCACGGCGTTGTTTTGCTACGAGAAAGCTGGCATCAAAGGAGTTTCCCTTAAGCACTTGAAGTTTTTGATACCTAATGTTCAGCATTCTCAGATGCACAGGCTTGGAGACTTTCTGTTGACAAGGGTTGACCCAACCATAAGGCATTACAGATACTTCTTGAGGCCTGAAACGATAACCTTCTAAGAAAGAGTGCCAAGATGAGGCGTTGGATTATTAATCTGTGTATTTTTCCCAAATGGCTGCAGTTCTGCCTCGTGCAAGCTTGGTGGCTCATCACGGCTTGGCATCATTTTATTTACAGTGAACGGGAGAGACTGAATCGAGGGCGTTATCGTTTTTGGATTGTTGTCTCATGCGATTTGCGTTTTCTGAAATTTAGAGGACGAAGGGAGTGAATCAAAATGGCAGCGAAGGTTGAGAAGTGTTTTCGTTGCGGAGTGGTGTGTAATCCAGTACTCTATGTGCACAGCAAAAGGCGCCAGAAGAATTTGCCCCTATGTAGTAAATGCGCTGATACCTGGCTCGAAAAGGGACGAATGCCAAAATGAAGACAAAAACATGTATATCCGCAACCAACGCAACCCCTGATCATTCGCAACATAATTTTCGTTCATTATTTGCAGTCAAAATAAGCCTTTATGGAAACAATTAAGGAGTTGAAAACCATGGAAAAGTATGGTAAAAGAAGGGTTGTACATTACAGAGTGCCTGAAAACGTGTGGGACCGACTAAAACAAGTAGCAGAATTGTTCAATTTGTCGGCGAGCCAATACGCCAAGGCAGTGCTATACCTAAACCTAAACATGCTGAACATTCCGCTGGACCGACGGCGACGCACATGGAAACGAAAAGTCAGAAGAATGAGCCCACGTTAGTTACATGACTCGAGGAAGCTAACGTCGCCCCTGGCTTAGAGCATATCTAAGAAATATTGCAGCGCCAACTATAAACGCTCCGAAAAGATACCATCCATACTGGGCGAAACCAGGGTCAGTCTGAGATAGCGATTGAATTATAACATAAAGTACGTATGCACCAATTACTATCATAATTGCAGACCCAACGAATTCCCCAATATCCAATTTTTCATATCCCCAATTTTTTGACCCGGTCAATTATATGCTCTGCGAACTTACAACATGTCTCACCCAAATTTGTCACATGGGCAGCCATTTTGTGATCGGCATCAACTCTATAGTCAAAAAGGGTATTCAACTTGCTTCCAAGTCCACCATTTTTAGCCGTCAACTTCTCGATAACCATCTTGTGTATTCGATAGTCCTCCGGAAAACTTGCTCCTAACTCCTGCAACTTCTTATGAGTTACTAAAAACGCAGCATAATAGGCACGTCCAATAGCCGTTCTTGTTCTTCCTTCATGATCATATCCTCTGTCAGTTAGCAGTTTATTCGCGAGTTCAAGGAACCCTTCCGGGTCATAAGGAGCCCACAACGTGCTCTGCCCCTAATTCAACACGAGTAAACAAAGTGTTATTTAGTTTCTTCAATTTTTTAGCTTCTTGCTTAGGTGCATGTAACAGACGTTCTCTAATCCTCTCTCGGATGAAAGCGTCAAATTCATCCCATAAATTCATCTTTGCATCAAAGTCTATTCCTGGCACATTGATAGTGAGTATATATTTCTTCCATTCGGGAATTTCTGAATCTCTACGGAAAGACAGAAGGAAATCTGCTTGAAGCGTCTTTGATAGGGCAAAGAGTTTAGCAGCACTCTCGATGAAGCTAACATTTCGAGAGAATAGTGTGTCAGCCAAAATCTCATCTTGGACCATGCGATCAAAATAGAATCCGGGTTTTCTCTCTTCCATCTCTCTATATGGGTTATATGGAAGGACTTTTCCTAACTCCTCAATTCTTTTCTTTACGTCTCTCGATTCAATTATCGGAAAACCATCTCCTCTCAGAAGTCCTCTTCTCGACACTGTCCCTTGAAAAAGGCGTCTTTCCTCGAAAATATCCGTTCCATCGCGAAGATCTAATTCTCGACGTCTAAAATCGCTGATATCAACAGGGAATCCATTAATAGCGTGCCTGACGGATTCAAATTGTTCTACCACTCGCCACATTGCAAGTTTCTGCTCTTCTATACGTCTCCTCCTTTTCCTAACCCTTCTCAACCAATGCTTTATTCTTAGTTCCTCCAACGGAGTGGGTACACGCGGCAGCGATACACGTCTTAAGGCTTCTGGAAGAATTTCGTTTTCCATAAGCTGGATTAGATAATTTGCGATCTGATCTGATGTGGCCTCAGGTGTGTAAAGAGTGATTTCATTTACGATATCTTCTATCAATGAACTCATGCGGAAGGCTTCCACACTTACTTGGCTTTAACTTCTCCCTCTAAGGCTTTTGTGACACTTTCAGTTAATTTACGTTTTGCTTCTTCAGGAAGTTCTACAGCTTTTTCAACTGCTATGCCGGGTCGCCCCAACTCCATATATTCGATGAAGAATTTTCGCCATCCACTTACCAGTTCCCACAGAACTCCCATCATTTTGGACATGTTTACTCTTCTGGATGAAACTATACTTGTAATTTCATCGACATATGGGAAAATCATAGACTTGGCTTTATTTTCATCAATGGTCCCTTTAGGGCTATGCGCTCTACGGAAATAGTCGTAGTATCTGTCAAGAGCCTTTAACATAGAAATTGCATAAATCTCTGATTGGAACCCTCCATGAACTTTAAAAATACGATCCATTTCATTGATAACACCCTTAAAGAGGAGGTTTCTCGGATCCAGCAACACAGTTTTTCTCTGCTTCAGATAGTTTAATAGCCAAACAAACGCAGCATGAGAGAACTCCGGATCGTCTGATGGGTATGCTTCTTTTTCAAAATCACTTCTAAGAAAAACTCTCAAATCGAGACATGACTTATAGAAGAGCTCCCAAAACTCTTTGTCATTCATTTTTCCAGTGTCGACCATTTTCTCCAGCGATTTCAGATGTCTGTTTCCCACAACCTTTGCCGTATGAAGCGCTGTGCCACGGCGTGCTTGAATGATGCCAAAACTCAAAGCCAAATCTTTCAGGAAAAAGCCCGGCAAGATAAGTTCTTTTTTCTTTCCCATAGCAGCATTAGCCATTGCTCTATTGGCAAAAATGTTCATATGATCAAAATCGTCAGCTTCAAAAGCTTTAATCGCTGCTTTAACATCGAGCTTTATAATTTGAGACAAACGCTTCATTCTAAGCCCCATCTACCAACTGCATGACATATAACTTTTGATGCAGTAAATAAGAGTTTTTGGCTTCATCACTGCATTACCACAAGCACTCAGAAGAAGCAATAGAGTAAAAGCTCCTCTGAAGAATTGAGAAATTAAGAAGATAGAGTTTTAGGCGTTATGTTGATGTTGATAATCTGCGGACGAAGGTTTTCAGGCTGTATTCGATCCACACAATTATTCCGGTAGTTGCAAACCAAGCTGCTATTGCTTCTTGGGTCCAACCCATCGCATGAGCAAGGTAACCACTGAGTGCGCCAACTATAACAGTTAGAAGGAACTTCACCGGGTCGAACTCTTCGGGTCTTGTCAGTTTCAGATATCCAAGTGTAGCTACGAATATCGCGTTGATTATGCCCCAGAAGACACTTTGCCACCGAACGCCGACCTCTACAGGCGTGACATAGGCCGTCAGAGCAGCCGTGAAAACAATGGCTAATAGCAACGCTGCAAACACTGGAACAGGAACAACCAGCCTTTCACTCATCTTGCGCGTTCACCTCCTTTTCCCTTTCATGTTCTAAGCCCAGCTTGATGAGGTACTCAACCTCTGCTGAGCGGGAGGCTCTTCCCTTACGTCTGTCGATTAGCTTAATGAGATCCTTGCTCAAGGCTAACGAGACTTGTTCTTTTCGCACCGTTATCCCAGATTGTTAGCTTAATCAATGTTGTTAAGGCTTATTGTTAGAATTAACAATTTTCTCAACATCATTTTTCTGTTTAAAGCCCAAATTATGTTCAGATAGGAGCTCTGCCCCAGATTTGCCCCTTTCCTTTGCTAATCTGTTCAACAGGATTACTGAAGCTTTCAGACACCGTACAGCTTTGTTTTTAACTGAAACCGAGAAAATCATGGGGCTCTCACCTGACATCAGCTTCAAAACCATGACTCGGGTTTACCTTGGCGATTTGGCGGCCAGAGCCAGCGTAGACTTCCAAGGCGATCAGATTGCAGGTCAAGGCTTCTACACAACCATGAACGAGGAGTACACTGAGAAAAGCGAAAACAAAACCGCTAAAGAGATTGTGGATGAGTTCTGCGAGAAGTTTCACGTAGACGAACTTTTGCTTGGAACCAGCAGATACTTGGTTGGCTGGGGAAACGCCTTCTGGTGGGTCGGTAACAAGAGGATTTTTGACAAGCTTGTGCTTGTTCCACTTGATGCAATTAAAGAACATAAAGGCATTAAGTTCGGTGAAGACGGCTCGCTTGATAAGATTGAGTTTGACTGGAACCGCAAGCCCAAAAAGATTGATGGGGACGAGCTGTTTCACTTAGCCTGCAATGTTATGACCGCCAAACCTCTCGGTATAGGAATCCTGCATTCATTATGCATGCCCTTAGACATTGGCGACGGAGAGCAGCGTGAGCCTTTCTATCAGATCAAAGGCAAGGTAATCGACGGGATGGCACAAACTATCTACAGGTTTGGAGCCCCTAACGAGCTATGGAGCTTCCCCGGACTACCAGAGAAAAAACTGCAACAAGCAGAGTCAAAGATAAAAACCATCCCACGAAGAGGCGCCAGATTCGTCTTCAATCCACCCAAAGGATCTGACGCCAAAGTGCAGCCGATTGTTGCTGAGAGAATGAGAGGGATGGATAAGTATGTTGAAACCCTTGAAGACGAGTTCGATCTTGGCTTACAGACGCCGCTTGCCAAATTAGTCACGAAAACAGGGTTCACCGAAGCCAGTGCAAACGCTGCCTTGGATATCGGGGAACTACACATCATAGCCTTGAGAAGGCTTCTCAAGCGAAGCACAGAGTACCTTTTCGATTCTGTTGTTACGGCGGCTGGCTTAGATCCAAAGCAGGCGCAAGTTCGCCTCAATTGGGGAATCCCAGAAGAGCTCGACTATGAAAAACTCACCGACCTGTTGGGACATCTTGTCACGATCATGACAACTATGCCAGGCGTTATCAGAGGACACGAAATGCGGAAGATCTTGCGTGATGTTGCCAAATTACCGCTTGAGGAAGAAGAGCCAGAGCAACCAACGGAGGTTAAAGCCATTGCCAGACAATAAACAGCACACAGCCGAGTTTGAGAAGTGCGTTCAACAAGTCATGGAACAAGGCCATGAGAAGGGAAGCGCCTTCGCAATCTGCACAGACTCTTTCAAGAAAGCTGGTAAGCCCGTTTTTGTCGGTGAAAGCGAGAAGCAGAAGCTCCATTTATTCTGTGAATCTTTCAAGCTTGAAGGCAACAAGGTCTCCGGAGTCGCTATTCATCCCAAACGGATTTTTCACCCAGAAGAAGACATGACTCATGTTTATTTGCGTGAAGAGCTGGAGAAGGCTGCGCCTACAGGTGCGGGTAAACCCTTTGGAATCGACCACATTTACGTCTTGCCTCCGCCAAATCTATTGACAAAATCATGGTACTGTCCAGAAGAAGACGGCATCTGTTTTGAAGGATTAGTCGATGATTACATTGCTGAGCAAATTCGCAAGAAAGTCTTCAAAGGCATAAGCATTGAGTTGAATTGGCTCAGGCCAGGCGGCAGCGTCGAATATGTTAACGGTGTGGCAGCCCGTAATTTTGAGTTGACATCGGTACATTTTCTCAAAAAGTATCCTCCAGGAGATCCGGATGCTTATGTTAAGCTGTGGGAGCAAATCAAAGAGCAGCTTGTTGTGGCTCCACCTTTAACTCTGGACCAGCGAGTTGAAGCCTTAGAGCAGCAAATCCAAGAAGTTCTGAACAAAATCAGCGTGATTAACGCGAAGCTGGAAGTTCTAACTGGTCAACCTTCTCCGTCGGCGACAGCACAGCCCGCACAGTCGGGCGCTTCGCAAACGATAGGAGTAATGAAAATGAGTGAATCAAATCAGGAACCAGAAAAAGATGAGCACGGCTGCATTGTTGGTAAAGAAAGATGGAACCCTGAAACCGAGAAATGTGTTCCCATTATTGCAGAGCAGCAGAGTAACCAAGAACCTGAAAAAGATGAACACGGTTGCATCATAGGCAAGGAACGCTGGGACCCTGATCAGAACAAATGTGTTCCAATCATTTCCGAACAGCAAGAGCCTGAGAAAGATGAACATGGATGCGTAGTCGGCAAGGAAAGATGGGACGCGGAAAGCGAAGAATGCGTGCCAATTGAAACTGTGAAAGAACAGCAAGGCGAAGAAACTGACGAGCACAAGCAGTTTATGGCTCAATGTCTCGCAAGCGGAAAAACCATGGAGCAATGCGCAGCCGAATGGAAACAGAAACAAGAAGGTGGAGAAACACAAGGGGCTCAAACTGAGTCACTTGTTGCTCTTCGTAAGAAACTTGTGGAAGTCGAGGCTGCGCTTACCACGATGGAGAAGCAACAGAAAAGAAAAGCTGCCTCTTGGAAAGAAAAATACGAGAGACTACGTGAAGCAGTGAAGGGATCTATTCCGCCACCGCGTATTTGGAAATCTTGGACGCCTGGTCCTCAGCGTTACGTGCAAGAGAATCTGAAGATTTTGCGTGAAATGGAATCATAGTCATTCATTTAATGACCAGACGGGAGGATGAACTCTCCGTTTGTTTGAGGCTGAAAGGAGAAAAATAACATGGCTGACTTAACAGGGCTAACTGATCTGGTGGCAGGCGACCTATTGGCGCCTGTGTCAAATGCCTTAATCAGGGAATACGAAGTAGAAGCAGCCGTTACTAAGGGTCAAGCGGTTTATTTGAGTAGCGATGGGAAGATTAGCCCAGCCACTTCAGCGCAGAACTGTATTGGCATTGCATTGCAAACGAAGAGCGTGGGGGAAATGTGTTCAGTCGCCGGACCCGGAGCCAGAGTTAAGGTTGAAGTTGGTGGCGCAGTTACGAGGGGGCAAAGAGTTTACGGTGGAGACGCTTCTGCGAGAGTTTTGGCTCTTGCTGACCAGGCGGTTGACGAAGGAGGCACTGCGACGTACACGATCTATTACAGCAGAGGCTTCGCTAAAGCTGAGCAGTCGGCGACCGCAGCGGGTGACTTCATCAGCATCATAGTAGGTGCCTAACCATGAGCAAAAAGAAGTCTGAAGTCTGGGACAACAAGACGCTTACTCTGAAGGTCAAGGAGCTTGAAGCCAAAATCAGCAAACTGAAAAGGTGAATGAACCATGCAGAAAGTTCCTTTGCCAAAATTCCATGAGTCACTGCTTAACGAGGAATGGTACAAGACTGAGTTTGAGCAGAAAGTCAAAGAGGCAGAGTCTCGGAGAAACCCGTTCATAAGGCAGTATTTGAAGGCTGGCATGAAAGAGGGAATCCTCAGCGACATGGCCGGAGCTCTCGGAAAAATGCACGACGTCGTAGTTGAAGCGGCAAAACCAAACTTGATAGCAAGAGACATCATAGACGTGAGGACAACAACGGAAGCCTTAGAGCGTTTTCCAAGAGCCAAGAAAAGCGTTGCCTATGTCGGCAGCGAAGGCGGAACCATACGTATCCATGGGGAACGCTACGACTGGGTCGACATAACCGTGAACGTTATCCTGAAAGATGGAGTTGAATGGACCAGAGAGTTTGCTGAAGACGCCAAATGGAACGTTATGAACCGTCAGCTCGAAGAGCTCGGACGCTCAATAGCACAACTTGAAACCGACAAAATCATAGGCTTGTATGCTGCAATCTCTGCGAGTGACCTGGCTACAGGTGCGGAACTTGCAGGCGGCGGAACTGCCATGAGTTGGAGCAAGGCTGTAAGTCTTTGGGATGCTGTCGAGTCGGAGGACTTCCACCCTGAGACCTTGGTTTTGCATCCGAAGCAGGCGAGCCAACTGTTTACGGCTACGGAATTCATTAACTCTCAATATTTGCCGAGCGCCCAGACAGAGCTTGCAAGAGGTCTTATCGGTCAAGCCTTAACAATGAAGATCTTCAAGAGCAGTCGCTGCACCAATGGTATTGCTCATGCCATCGAGAAGGCTATTGCTGGAGTCATGTTGATTCGAAGGGACATCACAACTGAGCCGTATGAAGACCCGAAAAACGGTGTCTTTGGCATAGTAGCAAGTGAGCGCATAGGCTATGGCATCCTGCGCAGCAAGTCAGTAGCCCGCATGACAAATATCAAAACAACTCTTTAGTAGCTGATACTTAGCTGTCTTTTTCTAAAGTCCCCATTTTTTTGGGTTTGACTTAAACCATTCACTTCGGGAGTGAACTATGTCTGGCATAACTTGGGAGAGACGCTACGAAGCATTAAAAGCAATTTGGGAGAAACTTGACGCCTTAACCAAAGCGCTCGAAACTATAGGCACAGACATCTTGCGGGTTAAGAGCGTATAGCTCGCCCAAAGCCGATTGGTGACTGGCTGCCTGACGTTGACGGGCGTTTCTTAGGTGAGACGCTAACTCCTCGAAGATGGGATGGAAGCAAACTCATTAACATTAATCATGTTGTAACTTTAAAGTTTGGAGCTGAAGGCTCAACAACCACCAGCACAACCTACGTTACCATAGCTGACAGTGACATAGCCCTAAACCCAGCTTTATTTAATGTTGCGGACAAGCTGTTCGTCAAGTTTATTTATCATATTAAGAACGACACAGCTGGTGAAACCACGTATATTCAAGTTCTTCGACAAAATGCGGGAACAGTCGTTACTGGTTCTGAAAAGTCGATTGTGGGCATTGGTTGGGGAATAGTTGAAACCGCATGGATTGACTGGTCAAGTGAGTCTGGAAGTGAAAGTTATCAACTTCAAATGAAAGTTACGGGAGGCATTGGGGAATTTAACAGCGCTATCATGATTCTAAGTCCAGTTCAACTATAGGAGGTGGATGGATGAAAATCTGTCAGTTTAAACTCGCCATGTTCATGGAAGGCGGCGGAGAAAGGGTCATGCGAGCCATAAACAAGACCCTGAAGGCGAAAATCTACACCATGCTGAAAGAAGTCAAAGGGAGAGAAATTGAGGAAATAAGCACAGAAGCTGAAAAACGACTCGTTAGAATGATCAAGAAGTGGTGAGGGCGGTCGGTTGGAAACCTATGACAAAGAAAGCATAAACCTCGCGCTTTCAATGCGCACTCTTCTGGGCAATCAAAAAGAACTCAGTAGAAGCGACGTTATAATATTCCATTGTCCACTGGACCTCAAACTTCTCGACATAATCGATAAGCCTTCCATCTACTATAACCACCGTTCAGGAAGGCCTACAACTTTCATGTTCAGTGAAATAATGAAACATGTTGAACCAATCAGAAGGGAAGTTTTGAGGAAAGACAGAGATTGGGTGAACAAAAAGCTGGAAGGGCTACTCAGAAAACCAGATGTGATTCTCAGCAACTCGAAGTTCACAAAGAAAATGCTCAAGAAATACTTCGGAGTCAACTCTTTCGTTGTCTATCCACCAGTTGACTTACAACATTTCAATCCAACAACCACACATCCAAAACGAGAGTATTTCCTCTCAGTGCAAAGGGTCAACTGGCAGAAAAGAATACTTGTCCAGATCGAAGCCTTCAAAGGATTGAATGAAAAGCTCAAAATCGCTGGTGGAATAGGAGATCAACGCCCAAACGCAGATCTGTTAAGGCTTGCTGAACATTGCGACAACATTGAAATTTTGGGTGACATTGAAGAAGGTGAGCTTCCAGAGTTGTATACGCATGCTAAGGCTACTATTCAAACGGGATACTACGAGGATTTTGGCTTAGTCCCCATTGAAAGCATGGCTTGTGGAACACCGATAATAGTTGTGAATGAAGGCGGGTTCATAGACACTGTGCACAGCCCCAAGCTTGGAATCAGAATACGAAAACCATACGTCGAGAACCTGAGAAAAGCAGCCGAAAACTTTGATTGCAACAATTATGATCCGCGGATTTTGAGGAAAGAAGCCGAGAAATACGGTTTTGAACGCTTCCAGAACCAGATGGAGAAGTATGTGAAACTGGCGGTGGAAAGACATGGCTTACGAAGACGCTGAAACTGGATACAAGATTCGAGAAATCAACTTCAACGACAGGCGTGAGGTAGAATTATACATTGAAGCCTCTAACGTAGCCCAGCAAGAAATCGTGAGGGGTGGAGGCAAGGCTTGTAGATATCCCCTGTTGTTGGCAGCCTTCTCTGTTGGACAAGCCATGCGTTTTCAACACCTAAAACGTCCAAAAACCAAATTCTACATAATTCTTGACAAGGAAGATAACCCTTTAGCCGTAGGAGAATGCTTCCCAGCTGTGGAAGACTCCCCGTTTAATGGAAAGGAACTCTACCCAATCTTCCACTTATTCCAGTTCAAGGCTCCCTTCACTAAAGAACTGGCAGAAGCGTACGAAGCCTTTTCGCGCATGCTTAAGCAGCAAGGACACAGCGAAATCTACTGTCACATTCCACAAAACCATAGGATGTTGAACTGGCTTCCCGTGAAAAAGAAGATCGGCAAGTTCCTAACCCTTTGGGACCTTTTGGAGCTGAACATCTAATGCTCGTAGAATTCAACTTTGACAGAAAAACTCTGAAAGCAAAAGCAGGAGAAATTGAAGAAACCCTTAAAAAGGAGCTTAAAAACCGTGGCTTTCCCTTCGAATTTGAAATAAAAAGCGTCACCGTCATGAGCAAATGGCTTGTTATTTTAGTGGACTTTCCAAACATAACTGAACATCAAGACAAATGGGTGGAATTCCTTTGGGACGCTCTGGCAGGGGTTGTCGTATTAAATTTTGATGTGAGATATCACCATTTCACAGTTTTAGGAGAAGGCCCCTCATTAATTTTCAAAGATAAGGAGTTAGTGCCATAATTGACTGTAAAAGTTGGGTGGGCTTGTGGCGTCTGCTCTCGCTGTGGAAAAACGATTTGCCGCAGAAGACCAGCTGATTTGGCTGTCTGTGACTGTTGGGAATACTGCCCAGCAGATCATGGAAAAGGTCCCTACGGAACAAAGATGGAGCTTTACACGCCTGACTTAACTCCCAATACGTATGGACCCATCGAAGTTGAAAGCGGCACAGCCTGGGGAGACCTCGAACATCCAATGCAAATCATACACCGATGCCCAATATGCAACTATCACTCAGCAGCCAAGCCACAGGAAGTAAGATTATCATGAAGGACCCTGAAAGAGACCAACTCCGCAAAACCATTCTACAATTCATCAAAAAAGGCTACGTACACTACACCGACATTGAGAAGAAAACCGTGGCCACATGCCTAAGCTTCGCAACCTCAAACACATTCAGGAAACAGTTCTATCAATATTTACTGCCAAACGGCTACATAGAACGAGTTAGTAGAGGAATTTATAAAATCACTCCCAAGGGTGAGAAACTCTTGGATATATTGACTTAATGCGCGTGCAAGGAAAAATGGAGTTGCAGGAATGTTCTAAATCTCGAGAAGGTAGTGTACGCATGAATCTCTAAAGCTGCATTGAGAACATCTCGGCTGGGCACCGCAAATATTTTTACAGCCATACTCCGCGCTTGTACCACAATGTCTCCATATAATCAAATCGACAATTCCGGGATTCTTACCCAAATTGAAATTCTCAATCTTAATCCCGTTGAGGAAATCACTACAAAATGTTACAAGAGCGTCTTGGAAGATTTTGTATTGTTTACTGTAATCTGTTGAAAAGACATCTGAAGGATTTTGCCTTTTAGTCTTAGCATAAAAATGAAGAATGCCTGTTCGGAAAAGAAATCTCTTTGAGTGAACGTCTATGGGGACTCTATCAAAAAAGCCGTGTTCTTTCAGAAAGTCATCATCACTTTTGGGTCCCATGACAGTTTTCTCTCGCGTTCTTAAATTATGAAGTCTCAAAATCCAGTTACATATTCCTCGAGCTACAAGTTCTTTCGATATTTCCTCGATTTTCTTAATTTTCCTTTCTGACAAGTATCCTCTCAGGATTCTGATTCCTTCACTGCTATCGGTTAAGAAGTACTGTGGTTCCCACTCAATTCTACCTTTCCGAAATGCTTCTGCTTTTTGGATTTGACCTATTATTTTATCAGAAGCATCAGCGCCCCTACCTTGCAGACTCATCTGGTTAACAATTTCGCGAAAAGTATCTCTCCTAAAACTTGAATCAGTAGAACCAGATTCTATCATTCGCTTCTTACCTACACAATTACGTAGATACTTCATGACAATTTGCTCATATTCTGCAATGAGCTTCTTGAATCCGTTTCTGAAATCCAAGGTGAGCACTTTTTCACCCCCTACGATTGTATAGTTAAAGACATAAATGAGTTTGCGCAAGATCTTTTTTTAAACATGCATGAAACGGAAGGAAGGTAAGTAAGTTTGTCAAATGAGTTTAAAGTGGAGCTTGACAAACTCGCCCATGAAATAAGATTCGTAAAACCACCTGCGGAGTGTCAGAGTTTACCACTTCCTGGATATGTTGGGAAGAGATATTCGAAAAGAGGAATACTCTTTGTCGGAAAGAACCCAGGGCAACCAGGGAAACGTCACCCCGACGGATATTGGGCTGGTGAGCATCATTATGATAGAAGTATGCGTGTGGATTGTCTAAGAGAACATTATTTTGAAGGATTGAGGCGATGTCCGGTCGGCATCTTTTTGGAAGAATTACTGCGACGCAACTCTTTGACTATGCTTGATGATATTGCATATACAAATGTAGTGAAATGCGTCACGAAAAATAACATGGATCCCAGTGCGCCCTTAGTTGAGTTTTGGTTACCCTATTTGAAAAAAGAGTTATACTTGCTCAAACCCAAACTGATTGTGTGTTTGGGCCAATTTGCAGTACGCATATTTAACAGCCAAGCCTCAAAGTTTAAGACATTTCGTTGCGAGTTGGTTGAAGGCGTTGTGTTATATCTTCCACATCCGAGTATGCGCGGCATAAAACGAACAGAACTGATTAAGCGGTCCTCAGAAAGTTTCAGAAATGGGCTAAAAGAAAGTGGTGCCATTTAGGTGCACAAAGGACCTAATATTCGTAGTTTTTCGACAAAGTGCCTTTAACACAGTTTTTTTCGCCAAAATTCCTTAAATCTGGCTCTTTGCGCTTTTTCCTTTGGGGCCAGATCTGTGAGGGTAGCGTTGGTTGCAGCTGTTGTTATCGTTATAGTAGTTAGTTTCTCTGCTGGCGTTTTTGTTGGCGCAGTCATGGAGCGTAGCCGTCGAATCAGCAATCAAGCTGCAATCAAAGCCGTTGGCGTCCGCGTGTACCAGGATCCCGCGCTAACGGTTCCCTTAACCGAAATCAACTGGGGTTTTCTGGAGCCAGGAGAGGCAAAAAATCGCACAGCGTACATTAAGAACGAGTCTAACGTTCCGATCACGCTGACTCTAACTACAGAGAATTGGAGTCCATCAAACGCGTCAGACTTTGTGATGCTCACTTGGAACAATGATGGGCAACCTGTGGGAGCAGACAGGTTCGTTGAGGTCACCTTCACCTTAGCAGTGGATCCGGCGATTTCTGGAATTGATGCGTTCAGCTTTGATATTGTCATCGTGGGGACCGGATAGATGGCAAGCGTATCCGTTGACGATGTGCGTGACGTAATCAGGGTTGGTTCGGCTGAGATCCCAGATGCTAAAGTAACCAAGATGATCAAACGCGCTGAGGTTACTTTTGAGCTTGAAACTGACAAAGAAATCGACTACAGCTATTGCACTGATGCAGAGAAAGAGTTCATTACAGTTCTCGCCGCCATCTATGCAGTTTGCTATCTAACGGGTGGATCTGCTGTAGGATTGAGCTTCTCAGTTGGAGACCAAAACGTAAGCGTGCTGAGCAAGGTTCCTCCCCTCGAGGTTTTGCAGGCTGAGCTTGAACGCATCTTGAACGGCATTAAAGGCGTCTATTTAGGGAGAGTGTAGTCATATATGAAATGCGGTGTCTCCCATGCGTGTTTCCCTTCGCGAGGTGCTAATTCTCGCAATTGTCTTGGTCTTTGTAACAGCTTCAATTCTGACATTCACGGATTTTTGGAGGAAAAGGCGTTTGAATGTTCCTGACGCTTATTATCAGTTCATCATAGACTATGCGCCCTATCTTTATTACATTCCAGGGTCGGGTCCAGACCTTACTTGGGGTAAGGCTGCTCTTGCAGCAGCTTTTGCCATCGACTTCTTGTACGAAGCCTATTCTGACTCTCAGTTCGCAAGCAACCAAACCGAGATTTACAACAAGATTGTGAGCCTTGCAGATTGGCTATTGACACAGCAGAACACAAACCCGGTGAAAGAGGCTTATGGAGGCTTCCAGAGCACAGAAACAAGCACTTCTTACTACGCTGTTGACGCTTGCCGAGTTATTCCTGCTCTCATCAGAGCCTATAGGCTAACCGGCACATCTGGCTATTTGGACGCTGCCAAGCTGGCTGGAGTAACTTTTCTTAACAACATGCAGCATCCACCAACGCCCACAGTTCATGACAAGTATTATGGCGGTTTTGCAAGAGCAGTCACAGACGCAGATGCTTGGTCTCCCGAGATGGATATTGAAAACCTCTATGGGCTTATAGGGCTACAGATGCTCATAGTCGAAGACCAATCTAACCAAAGCACCTATCAAACCATGATGTCCGACCTTGTAGGCTTTCTGCGTTCAGGCTTCGAGGAGTTTTGGCTTGAATATCGCCCGCCACCAAGTGGCGATGGACAATGGCACCGAGTCGGAATTAACAAGAACGAAATCTATGATGATCCTTTTGCTTACGCATTGCTCGGACTCTACGATTACGAAGGATGGAGCTTAACCGTTCAAAACGTCTACAACTTTATCAACACGATTAGAGCCAGCGCTCAATACCCAGCTTACAACCCAGCTATCTGCTGGGCAGGCTACATCGATGTTGTGAGCCGTTTTCCTGCAAGCGACTACTACGATGCTGTGACCGCTGGAATCCTCTGGAAAATCCGCAAAAACCATGACAAGTCAAGCCTCGAGTTCAGCATGAAAATCATCGACAAGCACCAAGATGAATTTATGTTCTGGGGCGTCAAATTTGCAGACTATAGCTATGAGGAAAACAAACAGTCCACTGCAACAGTTGCCTGGCTTTCTCTACTGTATCTCAACTACGAGGTTCCCATAACTCGTTTTACGCAGATCTTGAGGTCTAAAGGCGAAAACGTCATTCTCTATCCTATTCATGAAGTAGCTGATCAGGTTTCTTACGGTGAAGCAGTGGACATTCAAGCAATAGTTAGCCCAGCTCGCTTCGACGAAACCATTGTAGAAGCAGGCTACATAATGAACGACTATCTCACCATCCATGTTTTTGCACCCGTAAGACATCATGACAAAATACGCCGCAAAGGCGTAGATTACGAAGTTCTCGGTCCACAAGAGTTTGCATTTCAAGGCGACGTCTTGTATCGAAGAGCCACACTGAGGAGACTTTTAGATGCCTGAAGTTGAAGACCCTATCACTACACTTGTGCGACTTTTGAAAGCGAACATACGTGTCGTAAATGACGATGGCAGCCTGTCCAGCATATACGTGAGCCGTGTATGGTACGATCGAGAGCTGCTGAAAAACTACGATGGCCAGGTTACTGCAGGCCTACGTCAACCGAGCCAGGTTAAGCCTCTGAACCTCGACCATTCCTTGTCACAGCGTATTTTGAATCTTAAAGTTGACTGCTGGGTAGTTGACAAAGCAGGAAAACAATCTGGAAACAGAACACGGTCAAAACTCAGAGAGGAGATCCTACGCATTATCCGTGAGAAACGGACTAAGCCAAATGAGACACCCTATGATTTTGTAGGTGTCGGGCAGCCAACGGGCCCACATAAAGCCTATCACGCAGGCTCTTCAAGTGAGCTGACTCCTGGAGACGCAGGCTGGAGTGAATTAGCAGACGCAGAATATGTGAAGCTCTGGTATAGCGATGATGACCGCTTTTCGAAATCTCACAGTGTAAACACAGAATATGCCATGATGCTTTTCAGGTTCAAACTTGAAACTTCCAAATATGACCCGTATGAACGAAACGTGAACAAGATTGATCTGAGTTTTGAAGGCTACGGCACTGCTCCCGGAGGAAACGGTGTCACACTTAAAGTTTGGAATCATGTCACCTCGGCATGGGAAAGCGCAGCAACGGGAACCGGTGGAGCCGACGAGACTATCACGATAACGTTGACTTCTAACCTCACCGATTACATTGACATGGATTCTTCAGGAGTTGGCTACCTCTATGTTTTAGCCAGAACCACAAATCCAAGCAACGGAGCAACACCAGCCGTGCTCTACTGCGACTATGACAAATGCGTGTTGACCATTGAAGGCATAACTCATGTCAAGTTTGGCAGTTACCGCGATGTAGACGAAACCTCTGTAAAGCCGTTTTTGTGGCATTCCGAATTCATGGTCACGGGGTGGATGTTCGAAAATGTTCCCGAGACATAGAGAGGTGAATGAAAGTGACGTATGGAGCCCATGAAGCCAAAGTCTGCTATGTACAAGAAATAACCTACGGCGAGACACCAAGCCCTAACCCGAGCATGCTTGGATTGAAAACAGCCTTCGATGTAGAGCACAATATCGATCCTGGACTGTTGAAACTCCGCGGGATTGGATCCCGCGACCTCGACACCGTCAAAAAGGGCTTACGCAAGCCAACATTGAAATTCGGCTACCTCATTCCAAGCTCTGCACCAATTAACTTTCTACTGTATGCTCAAAACTTGAACAGTATGAGCGTTGAAGTAATCTATGAGCGAGCCTCCATCATTGACTTGCTCTTCAAAGGCATGAAGATCGACAAGGTGACGGTGCAGCTCACTGACATTGAAACCGAGAACGCCGTCGTAACTGTGCCCAGCGTAGATCTGATGGGACAAGACGTAGTAGTGGCCACGGCTAAGAACAGCACAAACTACGCTGACTATACTGGGGCAGTAGCATATAACGATAGCTACGTCAAGAAAGATACGACAACACTGGACAGAGTAACCGATTGGACCTGGAGCATCGAGAACCATTTAAAACGTGTGCCTGTAATTCGGAGCACCAGCGGTGAGCTTCTCAAGTATCTGCAAGAGCGCCACAGAGACCTCTACGGGCAGTTGACGTTTGAGTTTGAAAGCAAGGAAGAACATGACGAGGTTTTAGCGGACACGGAGTTTAGCTTAGAGTTTGGGCTTGGAGGAACTAACAAGGCTGTCTTCAGCAACTGCAAATGGCAAAACGTCAAAAATGTGGTGAGAATCGAGGATCTGGTAGCGGTTAAGGCTGCTTTTGTGGCTCGACAAGTGGCTATCAGCTGAGGTGCTCTGAAGTGACTGTTGAAGTAAAAATCTTGGAAAACTTCGATCGTCAAGCTGCTCTACAGAAAAGATGGATGAAAATGTGGAAAACCTTGGGGAAGCGAATTCTAAAGATGCCTAAGTGGATGCAAGACATCGTGCTCGAAGACATCAACACCGCAATCAAGAATCGAATAGCAATCATGGAGATGATTCAAAATGCGAAAAGAAGCAATTGAATTAGACAATCGCTTTGGAGAACAGTATGCTGGTCGCTATGTCTTTAGTGAGATAACTTGGGCAAGACGTAGCAGAATAATCCAGAAGCACACGAAATATCATCCGATAACGGGTCAGGTAAGAAGTAGCGACTACATAGCCATTCAAGCAGAGAGCATCATGGCTTCCCTCAAGGAACAGCCAAAAAACAAGCCTATCAGCCTCGAAAAACTGCTCAGCGAAGACGACGGCATACCCATAGGCTTAGGCGAACTTTTCTCTCAAATCGTTAACAAGCTTTGCGGCATCACGGTTGAGGAGACTCGTTTTTTATTGGAGCCATCAGAAGAGGAAAGCCTCACCCGGCAATCACGAACTTCAGGCTCTGCAAAGAATTCGGGTGGACACCAAACCAACTCGAAAAGCAATCCGCGAAAACAATCAGCGCATTCATCGTGATTTTGAACGAGTTAGATAGGCAGACGGAGGAAGAGCGCAAAAAGGCGGAGAAAGAGGCGAAATGGCGTGGGCGTTGAAGTCAGCATCGACATAGAAGGTGTCGAACAGTTCAAGGGAGCCATGGCAAAGCTTGACTCTGGAATGCAAAGACATATTCATAGACAGCTCGCCAGATGGGCTGCGGACGTTAAAGCCTCAGCCAGAAGAATTGTTCCAGTTCGCACGGGCTATCTGCGTAGCACAATCTATGCTAAGATTAAGGGGTGGGTTGCACAGATAGGTGCTGAAGCCACCTACGCCATGTTTGTGGAGTTTGGCACACGCTACATGCGAGCTCGCCCATACCTTTACCCAGCTATTCAAGCGCATCTGCCACGCCTTGAAGCCATAATTTCTGAAGCGATTGAATATGCAAAAAGGGAGGCTAAATTATAGTGGCATTCAGAGAAATCGTTGTCACAGTAAGCGCTGTGAACCGAGCAAGCGCCCAGTTTAGCCGCATAAAAGCCGACGCTGAAGCCTTGTCAGCGCGAATAAAGAGTCTCGGTGCTGCTTTTGCGGGTTTGGGAGCCACAGGTGTAGCTATTGGAAGCGTTGCTCATCAAATGGGGTTGCTGAATGATGAACAGGCTAAGGTTTTCAGTTCTGCCATGGCGGTCGTCTCAGTCATGGGCATGTTCATGCGAACAAGTTGGGGTGTAGCTGTTGCCCAGAAGATCTATGCGGCTGCAACGTGGATAGCCACTGCGGCTCAGAACGCTTTGAACATCAGTTATGCCACGTTTCTTGCACTTACAGGGGTTGGAATAGCGGTTATTATTGCAGCTGCAGCTGCCATGTGGCACTTCTCAAGTCAAATGAACGCCGCAACTGCTTCAGTGCGAGATTACAACGCTGCTGCTTCTGAAATGTCTACACATACTCGTAGCATTCGCCGTGCTGGAGAAGAAGAGCTGTACCGTAAAGGTGTAGAATATTGAGTGTAGCGCTTCCCGTTTGCGCCCTTGTTTTTGGATCTGTCGCACCGCCTCAAAGCGATGTTCTGGACTTGAAGGTACATTTAGGCGCAACCAAAGAAGTTTCGAGCTTCAATTGTTTGCTCAAAAACTTGAACAAGAAGTATAGTCCAGGCGGAACCTATCCCATTAATGTTGGCGATGACGGAAGCTTAAGCATTGGAAGAGGCTCCAATGATCCTTTAATTGCCACTATTACGGTTGAGGAGATCCGAGCCATTTCAAACGCTATGCAAGAAAACTACATGCGTGTTCTGGGACGCTGCTGGGGCGAGCGCCTCTTCAGAAGAGTAGTCACAAAAACCTATGAGAACCAGAAAGGCGAAGCGATTGTCAAAGACATAATCGACTATTATGTTGGGCTTAGCCATGTCCGCGACACAACCGAGCTGGTAGAAGACACGGATACGACCTACACGCTCTTAGAGTATGAAAACACGCCCGTCTTCGACATCCTAAAGTACATTGCCGCAACTGCTGATAAGACAGGCGTTATCGGTTTCGATTTTAGGGTCGCGCCAGACGGAAAGTTCGAGTTTTTCCCAAGGAACACTAAAACATCCTCTGTAAGCCTTTCCGAGCGTCTCGAAGTCAGCGAATATCGAAAAAGCATCTTCCGAAAAAGAGACAAAATCTTAGTTTATGGAGCAGCAGAAAAGAAATATCCGAGCGACGGTGACGCTTGGACTGAAACATTAGATATCGACAATGATTCTATAAATGATTGGCAAAGTGGAGGTGGCACTGGCAGCGTTTCTCTCGCCACTGACCGCGTAGTTGCTGGCACCTACAGCATAAAACACACTACAAATACACCCGACTACTACGCTCGTTTGCGCTTAATCATTCCATCAGGCTATCAACCAAACCTCAATAAGTATCCAAACATTCAGTTCCAAATTAACCGTGAATCAGCTTTCAGCAACCAAGCCAACATAATTCTTATGGACAACACTGGAAAGTGGGCAACCCGCGAGTTTAACATTCCTCAAGAGGATCAGTGGCAGTTAGTTAAGATCAATGCTGGCAAAAAATATGAGAATGAATGGAGCTGGGTTGAGGATGGTTTCAACTGGGAGATAATCAACGAGATCTTGTGGGATGTGCATTTTCCAGGAACGGGCACAGGCAGCTTCTGGGTTGATAACCTTTTCTTCAACAGCGCCAGATGGAGCGCTACGTATGGAAGTGGGCAAAGGGAGCTTGCAGAAACGGACGAAGAACTGCACACAGACAGTGAATGTTTGTTAAGAGCTAAAGCATTGTATGACTACCTTAGTGGCACGGCAGAATACATCAAAGTTACAAGCGATGTTATCGACTATAGCACGACTCCGATTCTTGCTGGAGACCGCATCTGGGTTACATTGCCAAACGAAAACGTTGACGGATACTATCGAGTAATCAGCGCAGAATACCACCTTAGAGCAAGAGATCAAACGTTAGAAATGACTCTGGAATTAGGCAAAGAGCCCATGCTTCTCGCGGACTACTTGTACGCCCTACGCAGCAAAACTGGGAGCCTATCCCGTTACAAGATTGGGAGGATTTAGCCACGAACAAGCAGGTTTTGAAGCAGATCAAGGCTTTGCAGCCAGGAGACCTCATCCGCGTGTCCTGGTTTGATGCAAGCATTGGTTCCAGTAAAGTTGGGGCTCCCATAGACATTCCGGTTGACAGTTGGGGCGTCTTTTTAGGCGTCCTCGGTGAAAGAAATAAGCACATCATTTTGGCTGTGAACAATTTCCGCTACATGAACGGACTCTATGACGTAGATTACACAGCGATTCCCCTAAGTTGGTCCTTGTCAATCACGGTGAGGAACAAAAATGAAGTCGACATGGAAACGTCAAGAATACTTTTGAAATCATTTTTGGCTGGTCGGTGCCGTACTCTAAAAAGAAGAGTGAAAAATCATGGTCCATAAGAGATGGAAAAGCGCCGACGAGAAAGAGCTGATCGAAGAATGGAGGAAAGCAGGCGGGAATCGCGCTGCCATTCCAAAACTTGCCAAACGATTTGAGCGTTCACCCGAAGCAATAGCACAAAAACTGCGTAGACTGGGCATTTACGGTTTAAATGTTGTTGGCGCAAAATCTGAAATTACAACAACATTTGAGCAGGTTAAGGAGCTGCCCAGCCTCGAAGAGGTTTTGAAGATTGTAGCTGGTGCCTTGCAGAAGGCTACTGAGCCAGGGCTGGGCAAGACAGAGCTGCAACGCCTGGACACTATTGCAAAGTTGTATAAGGCGTACGTTGACGGCCTCGAAAGATTTGTGGGCTATCAGCGGATTGAGGCTAAACTTGTGGAGTTAGAGAAGAAATATGGCGAGCTGGCCAAGGAAAAGACCAAGGACGATGCGTCCAAGCGAGATAATGCCTAAGTGGTTCAGACTTCAGCAAAGCGAAAGGCTTGTTGATGAAGCTGAGGTGGCCGGGGCTGAAAGGCTGAGTAGAGAGCCCGTGGAGTTTTTCCGTCAAGTCGTGGGATTCGAACCCACGAGTTATCAGAAGGAGTTCATACGGTTATTCTGTGGACATTCTTTTGTCGCTGGGCGTTGGTGCCGTCAAAGCGGGAAAAGCTGGATCGTAGCAGCTCTGTTATTGTGGTATGCTGTGACGCATCCTGACAGCGGCATAGCTGTAGTTGGTCCCAGTTGGAGACAAGCAAAATTCATCATTCGCCGCATCAAGTATTTCCTCCGCAACTTACCGCGTGCAATGTATTTCAAGCCTCTGAAAACCATCATCCGTTTTACAAACGGCTCAGTCATTGAAGCTTTTCCCAACAACCCAGACACGATTCGAGGACCTACACTTCATGTTGTTTATGGTGACGAATGGAATTTCATGCCTAACGATGAGGAGATGTATGATGCCATTCTTTTCACAATTAGCACGACCAACGGAAAATTTGTGTGCACAAGTACGCCTTGGAATACAGATTCGCTCTTCTACAAGTTCGTGCATCATGAAGATTACAATGTGTTTGCCAGGCATCATGTAACCTGGAAGCAGGCCCTTGAGCCTAAAGGACCGTTAAAGAAGAATATTCTGTCGATGATTCGCAGACAGTTTGCTGAGGATCCTTGGCGTTGGAAGCGTGAGATGGAGGCTGAATGGGCTGAAGACGAGACTACATGGCTGCCTCAGAGCTTAATCACGAAATGTATTCAGGGAGACCTTGAGCTTTGGAAGTTTGACAGCCATCAGAGCGGCACGTTTTACGGCGGACTTGACCTCGGCAAAATCCGTGACTACAGCGTCTTTATTGGTGTGGAGAAGGTTGAAAGCAGATATCTGCTACGCCACTGGAAGGTTTTTCCGCTTAACACAAAGTACGCCACGGTTATAGGTTACGTTAAAACCCTCTGCGACCGCTGGGAAAGTTTTGACCGCATCAGAGTTGACATCACAGGTGTAGGTGAATACGTAGTTGAGGACATGCAAAACGCTGGCATAGAAGCAGAGATAGAAGGGGTTACCTTTACGCTTCCGCGAAAGCAGGAGATGGCCAGCCTTTTGAAACAGCGCATGCTGGATACGGCCTACCGCTTCCCCTTCTCACAGATGAGGCTTTCACCAACCGTTCTGCTTAGCTATGTCGCAGAACTGAATGTGGAGAGGTTTGAGCTACGGAAAGACGGGTCAATAGCGTTTAACCATCCCCAGGGTCAACACGATGATACTTTTTGGGCTTCTTCTTTAGCGATTTACTGCAGCGTCAAAATGACCCCGGAACCGACATTGGTTGTGATTCCCACATGACAAGGCGCCGAGAGTTCTTCCGCATCACCAAATACGCTCGCAGATATGACCGTAAAACCGAACGCTTTACCATTAATATAGCATATGAAACCGCAACCGAGATCACGCCAAGAACAATCGGAGTGGCTGAAGCCTTCGGCTTAGGAATAGATCAACACAAAAAATTCGTTATCTACAATGATGTCAAGCTTAACATAGGACCCACAGACATCGTTTATATCACTGGCGACAGCGGCTCAGGCAAAAGCGTTCTGCTACGAGCCATGAAAAACGACCTTGGTTCAGAAGCTCTCGACATGACGACCATCCAAGTAGACCCAGACAAGCCCTTAGTCGACACTGTTGGCAATAACCTGGGCGAAGGCCTTGAGCTGTTGAGCCGAGCTGGCTTAAATGACGCTTTTCTCTTCATAAGGCGTTATCGGGAACTCAGTGACGGACAGAAATATCGGTACAAAATAGCCAGGCTTATGGAAAGTGGAAAGCAATGGTGGCTTGCCGACGAGTTTTGCAGCACATTAGACAGGGACACAGCTAAGATTGTGGCTTTTAACATGCAGAAGCTTGCCAGAAAAAGCGGTAAAGCCGTAATAGTTGCAACAACTCACACAGACCTAACTGAGGATCTTAAGCCCAGCGTGCATATCCATAAGCGATTTGGCAGAGAAATCGAGGTTAACTATTATCCTAACGACATCAACAAGCAATGTAGCCTCGTAAAAGAAATGCGAATTGAAGAAGGTTCAGTAGCAGATTATAGAAAGCTACGTGTCTTCCACTACCGCACTTCACACTGTCCAGCTCCAAGGAAAATCTTTGTTTTAAAGCGTGAAGATGAGCTTTGTGGAGTTATCGTCTACAGCTGGTCTCCTCCAAACACTTTTGGCAGAAGGAAAGTTTGGAAGGGAAGCTTTCAGCAGATGCAGAAAGAGTTGAGCACTATTACACGAGTTGTTGTGCATCCTAAATACCGTACCATAGGCTTGGGTATTAAGCTCGTTAAAGAAACCTTGCCTTTGGCTCCAACACCATGCATTGAAACCATTGCGGTTATGGCACGCTACAACCCTTTCTTTGAGAGAGCAGGCATGCAAAAAATTATGGAAAGTAAGCCTAACCCAAACATACTCGTAGCCATAGAACAGCTGCGAAAATTAGGCTTCAACCCAGTGTTGCTTGGCTCTGTAAACTACAATGCACAAAAAATCAAAGAAGCTGAAAGAGAAAAAGTCGAAGAGATCTTAATTCAATTTTGTAAGAAAGAAGGAGCCTTACGAAAGAGGTTGTTAAGTTTTCACCGAGTATATCCCAAACAAGCTCAGGCAGTAGCCAAAATCAAAGCTGCCTCAATTGACATTCTTGCAAGAACCATTAGGCGCCTGAACTTTCTGGCTCAAACAAAAGTCTACTTATTCTGGAGTTCTCTCAAAACCAACACTTTAGCACGATAGAAATAGCCAGATTCTCTCAGCTCGGATCGTTCTGGACGTAACCCGTGAAGGCATGCTTCAGGATGCTCCAACATGTAAAGCTCTTCAGCTTTGCGCCAAATCTGCTCGCGCACTGCTGGCCAAAACTTGCCTGGCTTCTTATTTCGTCGAGTCATTTGGAAACAGCTCTTGAACTTTAGCTTGCACGAAAATTCGTTGGACCAGACGCCACTTTTCGACTTTGAAGAGCTTTCCATCAAGCCACGTTAAGTCATAGAACATATATTCATCAGCTGAGTAGATGCGAAGCGTGTAATTGTTGAGTTTCTCAACTACGTAGCCACAATTCTCAGCAACCAGCTTGGCATGCTCATAGGCTTCCTCGAACGTCACATCTGGGTCAAAATCCATCTCGCCAAAAAGCCAAACACGAGGCTTTCCACCCCAATCTTCTATACTCAAATCCCCATTCCTCTCGAAAACGTGAGCCGTGGTCAACTTAAACTTCCGCTATGAACATTCTGAACGCATTCAGACCATTCGAACCGCTCTGAAAAATTCATAGGTTGGGCTTTTAAAGCGGTGTAAATACATGTATTTACAAAAAGGAGAAAAAGAGAATGCCTGGAAAACTTGTAACCATACGCATCAACCCAAAAATCTACCAAACAGCAAGAGAAATGGGCTTAAAC